TCAAAGAAACGGCTTGCGTTCATCTCAGAGAGGAAACGAGCAGCTACACCCTTCATCTTGGTGTATACCTGCTCATTGTCATTTCCATTAGCGTCGCGCTGTACCTTGTCGACAAAAGCAAGGATGATGTCCTCGCTATCCTTTACCTTGCCCCTTGTCATGTCGAGATACCCACCGATTGGTAAGATACATATAATTGCTGGTAGGTCTACTCTGTCGACTACCTCAGCAGCTCCATTCCAATCCTCGAATACGTACGAGAACCCCTCGAACTTCTCTTTGGCTATCTCTCTAATCTTATCTTCTATGCTCATCGTTATATACTTCTGATAAACGTTTCTCAAACTCTTGCTTCTGATTATCCATGCTTAAACACTGATACACTCGCATCCATGGCACACGCATAACCTCCTCGTGATCTGTGATGCCCATACGTAAGGCGTACCAATCAATCATACCGAAGATACCGAACTGAAGCTTGTTTATTCCTGCTCTTATCTCCTTGTCTGTCGGTTTGCGCTTTGCCTTGTCGAATAGCGCATTTATCTTCTCAATACGACCGTACACCCAGCCAACGAAAGAAACAACCTCCGTAGCCTTACACACGTTCACAACTTCTGGCTTCATATTCAGCAGCACTTCGCAGACCTTGTAAAACATTTCTCCGTCTGTCTGTAATGTCGACAGCTGCACCATCTGCCCGATAGTCATATCATCAAGACTGCAAGGCGTGGTAACATCGCCCACCTTCTGCGGTCTTGACATCTTACTTAGTCTTAACCTCTCCGTGTCTTTGCTGAATGCTGATAATATCAGCCAGCTGCCAAATGTTATATTTTTCTTCATATTACCCAAGTGTATTATAATGCGCTCTTGCTGTACCGCTGCGCCTTACGTTAAGCCTCATCAAGGCAAAGTATCTCGTTGCATCGATGGCGTGGTTGAAGCAATCGATAGGCGTGTTTGTCTTCTTGCCGTCTCGGTCCTCTTTCCACTTGTAGCTTTGCAATTCCTCAATTAGTCCAGACGAACGCCTTGTAACGTTCCATCTATAGCGGTGGAGGATGTCAATACCTACGCTGATACTGTCCTTTCCCTTAGCGGTAGGAACAACCCACAGACCTGCTGCCGTCAATTCTGCAATACTCTTTGGCTCTGCGCTATCAGCTATAATCAAGTCCTTACGTGTTATTCCGTTCTCTTTTGCCTTCTCTGCTATCATAGGATTCGTTAACCCCGTTTCGTAAATTACTCCATCCGTCCACAACTCACCGTGCGCAATTACACAATGTACCAAAGCCGTTGGATCGTTCGTGAAACCAAAGTCCAACCCATAACCCTGCATCTTCCAGCTCTCACGCTCTGGCAGTCTGTCAACGATACGGAAGTTAGGAAAGATAACCCCTGATAGCTTACCAGTTAGACCACGTGCATACACCTTCCATAGTTCTTTGTCCTCAATACCCTCGATACGCTCGTGCTCCTCCTTTGTCAAGAACGGGTTCCCTCTGTGGTCTGAGATAATCATCTTCACACCTTCACGCCCTTTCACTTCGTTATGCGCCCAGAACCTCTCCGAAGGGTTATAGTCTATCCATATCTTCTTACGTGTACGAATAGCCAACTGCCAGTATATCTCATAGCCTATACCATTCGCCTCGTTAACGAATAGATAGTCACGTTTACCGTTCTTTGCGTCTTGCTCGTCCTTGTAACTCTTAAATTCAATTACAGAACCATTCCTACATTGCAAGTAATGTCCGCTCTCGTGCATATCAAAGTAACCAGCCAGCCAGTCCGATCCAGCTAATATCGTCTTTGCATCACGAAGTGCACCTACCTTTAAGTTCGGTAAGTCTTGACCTACTACCGTCGTTATACTACCAGCCTCCAGCAACGCAACATAAAGAAGTACCTGCATAATCGTGTATGTCTTTCCAGAAGACGTGCCCCCCTGATTAATATACACTCTTGCAGTCTTTTCTGTGTTCGCTCGAAACAATGGCCCTATAACCTTAAACGGCATTATCATACATCGACCTCGCTTTCATCGCTAACAGGCTCTACACCTGTATCGATAAACCCTATCTGTATCTTATTATCGACATCAGCCTTAACATCTATATAGTTTTGATTAATAGCCCTTCTTTCCTCTTCTGTGCATATCATTCTATATAGACTTAACAACTCGGCAGCCTTACCGCTTATACGCAACTTCAAACGAATGTATCGCTTAACCTTTACCCTGTTAGTATTTATCAGCGACAACAATTCGTTATACTTGTCAGAACCTTTCGGCCACCAACTATAAAATGTAGGTTTCGATATAGGAAGTTCAGCTACCACATCATCGAGAAACAATATATTATCATCACCTTCTATAACGTTCTTAGCCTGCTCGTATATCTTTTTCTTATCCTTCTCCTTGTACATCTTTTTAGTCGTAAAATTCGTTAAACAATCCCTTTATCTCTCTTCGGCTCATTTGTAAATGGATAATCCTCTGGATAGGTATCCCAAGCTATATTATTACGCTCTCCCTTCATTAGTCTTGGAGCGAGATACTTATAATCAATCCTGTGGTGTATTCTGTTTCCATTCATTACCTGTCTTTCTGCTCTTATGGCAGATGGGTATTGAATAGGCGTAACCATAGCCTTGTTATATAGCTTGCACTCGTTATATAAATCCGTTAAGCCTCCTTTGGCTGTGGCGGATATAGTTTGCTGTAAGGTTATACCATCAGCAAGCGACCCAGTAAACAAGCCTTCATTAAGCACTCCTGCGAATTGCGAGGTATCATCGTCTTGCACGCCTCTTTCTCCGCGATAGATAAACCTTGTATCATAAAACGTTACGTTCATAACTTTCCGCCTCATCATCGCCAGGTACATACCTCCGTAGAAGTCTCCTGTTTGCGACACTCCAAACAAGCCTATTCGATACCGCCTCATCATCGCTGCCACCATATCAAACGTTTTCTTTACCGTCTCTCCAGAGGCGTTATGTACCCATACCCCCTTGACACGAAACTGAAAGTCTTTGGTGTCATCATCCATCACAACATACTGCTCGATACCTTTTTTCTTCGCGTAGTCCTGAAACATATTACGAGCCTGTCCAGCACTTCGTCTGGAAACGCTCGCTCGATGCACATAGTCGAACCTCTTTCGTGCCTCTGTCATATCAAAGACCACCAGATGAAAGCCGTACTGCTTCGCTACCGCCTTGTACCTCTCTCTATCGTCTGCCTCATCATCCACAAAAACGTAAACATGCTGCATATCGTAGTCTATCTTTTCCAGATACCTAACTGTTTTCAGATTATCCGCTCTGTGGTATGACGGTATAAATACATCTATCATCCTTCGCCCTCCATTTCTTCAATAACCTCTGCATTGAGTATTCGTAACATTTCGTCCTCAATAAAGCCCTGTTCTCCATTATCCACCAGAACCAACCGCAAACGCTCTATAGCCTTCTTCTCTTCCTCCGTGGCATTGAACGCATAGTAATTAGCCACACTTTCAAAATCTATCTTTATGAAACGATAAGCAAAGAATTTCAGAACCTCCCTTTGCTTATCTGTTAAGTCGTATTCTTTCAGAGCCTGCAACTTCGCATTGAACTTATCCAAGTTCACACACTCCTCCAGCTTTAACGTAGGCTTTTCTTTTGGCTCATAGTAACACGAGTTATATTGCAACTTACTTAACTCTTCCGTCTTACTCTTCAAAGGCTCCTTGACATTATAGACCTCTAACACCTCTTTGTCGAGTTCCTCCTTCATCTTCACATAGTCGAGGTCTATATTCTCTTGTGCTGTTTTATTGTCAGCCAAAGCCATTTCTCGACCTTTCTCTGAATTCAAGGATAAATCAGTACGCTTTACAGCAATAACCTTTGTTCCGTCCGTCTCAACGATAACAACGTCATTTATGCCCAGCTCCTTTGCCGTTTCCTGCGTCTTGTTACCAGCAATTATATTGTTATCCTTATCCAGAAGGATTGACCGACCAAGCCCCAAAGTCTCGATACTGTGCTTCATCATTATAGCACCTCTCTTCGTGCCTTTATTGAAGTTTTTATCATCCTGCTTTAAGGAATCGATATTGGTTTCCGTTATCTTTTCAGCCATATATTAAAATCTTTATAAATATAAAGTAAATTACGTTACAAAGATAATGAAAATCTTTATAAATATCAAGTAATTACAGATAAAAAGAAAGTTCTCTTTATCCGCATAGCTCTCTTTGCAAACTATCATGCAAAAATGGGGGTGCAACATCACTGCTACACCCCCACCAGAAAGCAACAAGGAATTTAATTATTTTTCCTCTGCCTTTTCGTCATATACCCACCTAACAAGCGATAGGATAACTACAAAAGCAATTCTACTAAAAACATTGCTTTGTTTCTCTACCCAATACATATCCCAATTAAAATACGCTATTAAAAGATATATCATAACTGATGGACAAACAGTAGCTTTTAGATAGGTAAACAACTTGCAAATTAGTTTCTTAACTATAATTGTTCCTTTTACTCTGTTGGTAACTCGGGTATTTCCATCCAATAAGCAATATCGCTTTGGTAGCCAACTGTGTCCCAATACCTACTATCAGCTTTATATTTACAAGTATGGCAAAACCCGTTCTGCGCCATTACTAAATAGCGTCCACTTTTCTTAGGTAAATCGCCATCTATATTCTTGTGCCAAAGGTTTGCAGGATGCTCGTCTGCCCACTTTGCGCCATCAATAAATCCGCATTCAACATCACCAAGGTCGCAATTAAAACAACCATAATTTTCAGTATATTCAGACGCAGCATTACTTATTTCTTTTTCTCTGTCCATAACTTATCTTTTTTACGATAGAATAACCATTTCGTTAGGGTATTCTCCCTCAAATTCTACATTTTCAATATTTCTTTGACCGCAGTAGTCTCCGCCATCGTCTCCGTTTTGAATAGCTACTTCAATATCTCCGTACTTTTCGTACATTTCTTGAAGTTTCTTCTGTAACTCTAATATTGTCATAACCCCAATGCGTGTTTAATTTGTTTCTTATAGTGTTCGTTAGCTGACTGCTTGGCATCTGAAAGTGAGATATAACAACTGATAAAATAGCCATTACAGAATAAATGAAATTCGTTATAAACATATTCTATCCTGTAGAACCAGTTAAAAACTGTTACGGCAAGGTATGGTTCATCTTTGTGAACTCTTTTCCACTTCAACTCTGGCATATTCTCCACCACGCTCTCACGCCCTGCGTTGAAAGCTGCTTTGATGTCGTTTTCTTGATACAAAGGCATATTAGGGAAGTTGCCATCTTTGAAGTAGATGGCATTTTCTTTTGCCTTAATAAGATACTCTTCTGTTAAATCTTTCTTTTCCATACTATTCCTCAACTTCCTTAAATTCACCGTCAACCAGTTTATAGAATGTATCAGCCTTGATACGTTCGCCATCTACCTTCTCTGTTTTTACACAGATAGGAATCCAGACTCCATTAATGCAATTCCATTCTGAAAGTGTTATCCAACTT